TTCGTTTCAATACTGATACTTCATCATTTGAAGGTTATCAAAGTGGAGTTTGGAAAGTATTTTCAGTAGCAGGTGGTGTGTCTAGTTTTAGCGCTGGAACTACTGGGTTGACACCAACTACAGCAACAAGTGGAGCTGTTACACTCGGTGGCACATTAAATGTTGCTAATGGTGGTACAGGAGCAGTTTCACTAACTGGATATTTAGTTGGTAACGGAACCAGTGCGGTCACTGCTGTTGCAACAATTCCAAATGCTGGATTGACCAATAGTTCTCTGACTGTAAATGGTACAACTATAAGTTTAGGTGGATCAGGCACTATAACTGCTGTTAACCCAAGTGCTTTGACAATTAGCACAGGATTGACTGGTTCTTCTTACAATGGTTCTTCTGCGGTAACAATTGCAATAGACCCAACAGTTGTTGCAACATTGACTGGTGCTCAGACTTTAACAAATAAAGTAATGAGTGGGTCTAGCAACACATTTTCAAATATTGGAAACTTATCACTGACAAACAGCACAATTTCTGGTGTTGCATTAGGTTCAAATTTAAACGCATTGACTATTGGTACTGGTTTGACTGGTACTACTTACAACGGTTCAAGTGGCGTCACAATAACAATTGATAGTACTGTTGTTACATTGACTGGAACACAAACGCTTACCAATAAGACGTTGACTGCTCCAACTATTTCTACCATAACAAATGGTGGAACTTTGACTCTTCCATCAGGCCCTGACACTTTGGTGGCAAGAGCAACAACTGATACATTGACAAACAAGTCAATCAGTGGCTCAACCAATACATTGACCAACATTGGCAATAGTTCTTTGACCAATAGTTCAATCACGCTTGGTACAACTGCTGTATCACTTGGTGCAACAGCATCAACTGTGGCTGGTTTGACTTCAGTTGCAGTGACTCAAGACCCAACCACAGCTCTCCAACTGGCCACAAAACAGTATGTTGATGCCGCAGTTTCTAACGTGAACTATCACGCGGCTTGTAACTATGCGACAACCGCTGACTTGGGTACTGTGACCTACAACAATGGTAGCTCAGGCGTTGGCGCAACAATCACCAAGACCAGTCCATTTGCTACATTGGCAATTGATGGTGCAAATCCAACTGTTGGCCAAAGGATTTTGGTTAAGAATGAGACTTCTGGCCAATATAACGGTATTTATACGGTTACAAGCGTTGGATCAGGGTCTGTTGGCTGGATATTGACCCGCGCAACTGACTATGATCAAACTGGTACTGGAACCAATGAAGTCGCCCCAGGCGACACCATGTTCATCATTAGCGGTACAGTCAATGCGTCCACTCAATGGGTCCAAACAACTGATGCACCAATCACAATTGGTACAACTCCTCTAGTTTTTGCTCAGATTGCTGGACCAGGCGCTTATACCGCAGGCACAGGACTAACCTTAACTGGAACCCAATTCAGCATTACAAACACTGCTGTTTCTGCTAATAGTTATGGATCATCATCTGCTGTTGGTACATTTACAGTCAATGCTCAAGGTCAATTGACTGCGGCCTCCAACGTGACAATTGCAATTGCAGGCACGCAGATAACTTCTGGCATTGTTGGCACCACATACGGTGGAACTGGATTGTCCAGCTTTACTTCTGGCGGTGCAGTTTATGCAACATCAACCTCAGCATTGACCACTGGAACGCTACCAATTACGGCTGGCGGTACTGGCATCACATCATTTGGAACAGGCGTTCAGACAGCCCTTGGACAAGCCGTAACGGGGACTGGAGGCATTGTTCTGGCAACCAGCCCAACATTGGTGACTCCAGCCTTGGGAACTCCTACAAGTTTGACTTTAACCAATGCAACAGGACTTCCACTTTCAAGTGGTATAACTGGATTTGGAACTGGTGTTGCAACAGCATTGGCCGTGAATACAGGCTCACCAGGGGCTTTTGTAGTCAACGGTGGTGCCTTGGGTACTCCAAGCTCAGGAACACTTACAAACGCCACAGGATTGCCTTTAACAACGGGCGTAACTGGCATTTTGTCTTCTGCCAATGGTGGAACTGGCGTCAACAATGGTTCAAGTACCATAACTTTGGCTGGTAGCGTCACTCATTCTGGAGCATTCACTCAAACATTCACAGCTACTGGTAACACATCGGTTACTTTGCCTACAACAGGTACTTTAGCCACATTGGCTGGTAGCGAGACACTTACCAACAAAACCATAAATGGTTCAAATAACACGATCACCAACGTATCATTGACGACTGGTGTTACTGGAACTTTGCCGATTGCCAACGGTGGAACTGGTCAAACAACCGCATCAACTGCATTCAATGCCTTGTCTCCCATTACATCAACGGGTGATTTGATTATTGGAAACGGTACAAACAGCGCTACAAGGCTTGGAATTGGTACTAGTGGATACGTTTTGACCTCTAACGGTACAACCGCCTCATGGCAAGCCGCAGGATCAAGTGGAGTTTCTACATTCAGCGCTGGAACAACTGGATTTACGCCTTCCACAGCAACTTCTGGTGCAGTTACTCTTGCTGGAACACTTAATATTGGCAATGGTGGTACAGGCGTTACAACTACACCCACAAACGGGCAATTGTTGATTGGTAATGGTACGGGATATACCGTGGGATCAGTTGGTTCTGGAACTGGTATCAGCACAACTGTTGGTTCTGGTACTTTGACCATTAACAATACTGGTGTAACATCAAATGCGGCAGGCACTGGAATTACCGTAAGCGCATCAACTGGAGCTGTGACCATCACAAATAGTGGTGTGACATCAAATGTTGCTGGAACAGGTATTTCAGTCAGCGGATCGACAGGAGCTGTAACAATTACCAATTCAGGGGTTACTTCTTTGGCCGCTGGTTCTGGTATCAGCGTGAGCGGTTCAACTGGTGGAGTTACTGTAACAAACAGCGGTGTAACCGCATTAGCAGGAACAGCAAATCAAATCTCAGTTTCAGGGTCTACGGGATCAGTTACCTTGTCCACTCCACAATCTATCGGAACCGCATCGAGCGTCCAATTTGGATCATTTGGAGTTGGAACTGCCGCCTCTGGAACTACAGGTGAGATCAGAGCGACCAACAACGTCACGGCTTACTATTCTTCTGACATCAAGTTTAAAGAAAACATCTTAGATGTTCCTGATCCATTGTCTATAGTTCGTGCAATTGGTTCAAAACTGTACGATTGGAAAGATGAATATATTAGAGAACACGGTGGCGAAGACGGATATTTTGTAAGAAAATCCGACTTTGGAGTAATTGCTCAAATGGTTGAGAGAGTGTTCTCAAGAGCTGTCAGAACAAGACCAGACGGTTCTTTGGCTGTTGACTACGAAAAGCTCGGCACCTTGTCTTTTGGAGCCATAGATCAATTGGCGAAACGCATCGAAGCATTGGAGAATAAATAATGTCTCAGTCAGGTTTTACGCCAATACAGCATTACTACTCGACGACTGCTGGCCATGTGCCAACAACGGGTAATTTGCAAGCAGGTGAGTTGGCCATCAATATTGCTGATGGTATTTTGTTTTATAACAATGGAACGTCTGTAGCTAAGATTGCCAGTAATGGAACCGCGGCAACTACTGGATCATCTATTTTAAAAGGTAATGGTTCTGGTGGGTTTTCAAATGCTACGTCAGGCACTGATTACGCTCCACCAACTAGCGGAACTTCACTTCTTTATGGAAATGGTTCAGGCGGTTTTAGCAATGTAACTTTGGGTTCTGGATTAAATTTTACTGGCGGAACATTGAATGTTATTGCAGTAAACATGACTGATTTTTCAATTTCAGAATCAGGCGGTAAAATTGTTTTTAAATATGGATCTACTGTTGTAGCATCTATTGATAGTGCTGGAAATTTTGTTTCAGCTACAAATGTAACAGCATACGGTACACCATAAGGGGATTAACACATGACAATGAATTCTTCAGGCCCAATCAGCCTTGCAGGAACCACGGCAGGTGTATCTATTGAAAAAGAGCTTGGTGGAACTGGAACGTCCCAAATTAGTTTGAATTGCTCTACTGTTAGAACGCTTGCTGGAGTTGCAAGTGGTGCTATTGTTATGCCAACTAATTTTTATGGGAAAAGTGCAACAACAGTTCCTGGTGCGCCAACTATTGGAACAGCAACGGCTACTGGGTCAACAACTGCTACTGTTGCATTTACTGCTCCATCTTGTACTGGAGGCTTGCCAATAACTGGTTATCAGGCAATATCAAGCCCTGGATGTATTACGGCTACAGGTTCCAGCAGTCCAATAACTGTTTCTGGATTAACTGCTTCAACAAGCTATACATTTAAAGTTAGAGCACAAAATTCTCTTGGGTACGGCGCATATAGCGGTTCAAGTAATTCAATCACAACATCTGCGGCATCTGGATCACAATCTTATACAACTGCTGGAACTTATTCTTGGGTAGCACCTTCAGGGGTTACTAAAGTTTCTATTGTTGCTGTCGGTTCTGGTGCTAGAGGTGGATGTTCTGCTGGATCATGTTGCAACTGCGGTGGTAGTGGTGGCGGCGGTGGAGGCTTGGTGTATGGAAATAATATTACAGTAGTTCCTGGTAATTCTTATACCGTTGCCGTGGGTGTTTGCGTAACCTGCTACGGTGGAGGAAAAACATATTTTTGTGTGGCTTCAAAAGGATATGCTGGGGGAGGCACTTGGCAACAATATGGTGGTGCACCATACGGTGGTTGTGGAATTACAGGATCTATTTTTACTGTTGGTCATAAAGGTGGTGCTGGTGGGTCTTTAGCAAGTTGTAATGCGGGTGGTGGCGGTGGAGCGGCAGGATATGGTGGTTGTGGCGGAAATGGTCAATTAGGTGGCGGTCAATCTGGTACTGGTGGTGCAGGTGGAGGCGGTTCAAACCTTCCTACACCTCACAGAGGTGGAGGAGGAGGCGGAGGTGTAGGACTATTTGGTCAAGGTTCTAATGGTGCTGGCGGAACATATACACTATCTTGTGCATATGGAAAAGGTGGAAGCGGTGGCGGAAACGGCAGTACAACAAGTGGAAATTCGGGAGGGGCTGGAGGAAATTATGGTGGGGGCGCTGGAGGCACTGGTTCGGGTGTAGCTAATGGAACATCTGGTGGATCAGCCGCTTTGAGAATTGTTTGGCCTGGTTGTTCTCGTAAATTTCCAATAACTTGCGTAGGAAGTCCATAAAATGAATTTATACATTGAAACTGATAGTAATGGAAACCCAATTAACCATCCTGCTTTTGAAGATAATCTTTTGCAAGCGTTTGGTAGTATTCCATCTCATTGGGAGCCTTTTGTTCGTATAGAACGTCCAAATCCAACTGTTTATCAAGTGCTGGATAGTTTAAATCCCACATATCAAAAAATAAACAATGTTTGGACAGATGTTTGGACTTTGCGTGATATGACGGACGCTGAGAAAACAGCTAAACAACAAGCTGTAAAAGATGCTTGGGCCGCAAAAGATCAGGCATCAAATTGGTCTGCTTGGACATTTGATGAAACAATTTGTAAATTTATACCTCCTGTACCAAGACCAATAGACGGGCAAGATTATTTTTGGCAAGGAACAACAAATACATGGCAAGTTAGACCTTCTTATCCAACTGATGGTAAATCGTATAAACTAGACTTTCCAACGGGAACTTGGATTGAAGTAACAACATAATAGGAGAGAAGTATGCCAGACGGAACGCAACCAGAACTAGAAGTGCCAGTTGAAAATCAACTTTCGGCATGGACGTATTTTCCATCAATTGTTTACACCATTGAGAAGCCTGAATTTCTTAAAGATGTCAAGGCCGTATCTGATGAACGCCTAAAAGCAGCAAGAGCAACACGCAAACTAGACCCAATCTACCCCGTCATGATGACAGACAATCTGTTCAATGACCCCAGAATGACGGAGTTCAATCAGTTTGTTGGTCAAACCGCTTGGAACATTTTGCAAAGTCAAGGCTATGCAATGGATAATTTAAACACATCTTTTGAGTCTATGTGGACTCAGGAGCATCACAAGCATTCTTTGATGGAACAGCACGTTCATGGGTTTGGAGCACAATTAGTTGGATTTTATTTTCTTGAAGTACCAGAAAAAAGCTCAAATGTAATATTTCATGATCCTCGTGCTGGTAAAGTTCAAGGTGCAATTCCAGAGGCTGATATTTCTTTGGCTACAGCGGCAAGCAATGCAATTAACTTCAAACCTAAACCCGGTCTATTGATGTTTGCAAATGCTTGGTTGCCTCACTCCTTTGGGCGTCATGCGGCTAATAAACCAATGAAGTTTGTGCATTTCAACATTGCTGTACAAGTTGCACCTCAAGTTTGCAATGTAACAACTCCACCAGCAGAGGTTGTGTGAAGTATTCAATAAGATTTAACAAAACAAGAGGTCAAGAGGGTCGTGGTACCTCTGATCATTGTTGGCGTGTCTTTGAAGGCGATAAAGAATATTTGTTTAAGAATGTTGAAATTAACATTCCATGCAAAAGTGAAAAAGATACAAATGGAAACGATTGGAATTTTGTTTGCGAAGGCAAAATGGTAATCGATAGAGAAACATCAACTGCAATAATTGGCGAATAAAATGTCAAATAAACTTATTCTTCCTTTAGACTTGGTCAACAACATTCTCAACTATCTCGGTGAAAAACCTGC